TTGATATATGTGAAAAAATAATTGAAATGGCTAAAATTAATAATTGTCATTCTAATAAAAAAATTGTTATTAAAATAGGAATGGCTGAAGAACTTGAATTTGATAATAATTTTTTTGACTGTGTAATAATAGGAGAAACTCTTGAACATGTTTTTAATGATAAAGATGCTATTTCTGAAGCTTATAGAGTATTAAAAAATAAAGGTACAATTATTGTAACAGTTCCAGAAAATGGAAGAATTTCAAGAAATCATCTTCGTGTATATTCAGAACAGTCAATTATTGATTTACTTATTATAACAAAATTTAGAATAATTGAAATTCATAGAATGTTATCAGGTCATAGTGGGTCTCCGTATTGGATATTAATAAGAGCAACAAAATGATTAATTATTTATTTCTTAGAGGAAAAGCTGCGGCTATATATGAGAAGTCTGATATGTGGCAAAGTTTATTTATTAATATGATTGGTTGTAATGAAAAAGGAGAAATGATATGTTATGGAAAAAAAGAATTTCATCAGATATTAAATAATTTTAGTATTATATGTACTGATGATATAAAAAATTATGAAGCGCCATTTGAACCAAATGTTATATTTTCAAGAGGTGGATTTGGATGGAATGATATTATTTTAAATAAATACAAATCTACAATTAAAATTTATTATGGAGCTGGAATTAGATATAATCCAAAAAGTGATATTTATTATGATATTATTTTAACAGATTGTAAAGAATTTTTAACTAATTGTAAATTAGATCATAGTAATTCTAAAGTAGTTCCATGGATAAAACCTGCACATCCTGATTTTGTTCCTCCATTATCGTATAGTTATGAATATGATATTTGTTATATTGGAAATGGTCAAAGACCTCATAAAGGACATCAGTTTGTAAAAGAAACATGTCTAAAAAATTTAAAAATTTTACATCTTGGAACTAGATCTGAAGTTGATGATTTAAATAATGTAGTAAATAAATCTGTTCCACGAGATGAAATGCCATATTGGATAGGTAAATGTAAAATTGGAATTATTCCTTATACTTCTGCAGATTCTTGTCCTCGTGCAATGTCTGAAATGCTTGCATGTGGCCTACCCGTTATTGCTCTTGATACAGTAAATTTTTGGCCTGAAATTTATAGAGATGTTATTATTTCAAATAAAGAAAATTTTTGGAATGATATAAATAAAATATTAAATTCTGATATTAATCATAAAAAAATAAGTGATACATATCAAAATGAATTGTCAATGGAAGTGGCTTCAAGTTATTTAAAAAATTTAATTAATGAAAAAAAGTATGTATAATGTTAAAAATTAATTATATTATCTATATATGTACAAATTATTAATAATATGTTATAATAAAACTATGTGAAACTATTTAAATTATACCAAAGGAGTTTTTTATGTTAGAAACACATGCCGTCATTCAAGCTAATGAAGCTTTTATGGAAAAAATTGCCACTCTTGAGGGGCAGGCTCAGCTTTCAGAGGCAGGAAAACAGTATGTTAAAACTGAACTTCAGGAGGCAGCATTCTCACGAGCTATTGTTCCACAGGAACCAATTACTGTAGCAGATTGTCAAAGAAATGTTAATGATACATCATTGTATCTTATACGTGATATTGAACCGGATGCAGCTGCCGTAGCTGTAGATAATCTTGGAGAGCCGGATGGCCAATATGTAAAAGGCGAAAAGTATATAATACCGATCGTTAATTTTACCACAAAACGTTTTCAGATTACCTATGAAGATCTTCGTTCGTATCAATATAAAATCACCAAACGCATTGAAGATAAATCCGTTCCTATTCTTGAAAAACTTGAAGATAAGTTTTTCCTTCGTATTTGCGGATCCGCTCTTGGCGTTGCAATTGATACCAAAAGAAAATGCGTAAAGTATGCAGGAGCAACAGCGCTTACAATTGATCAAAAAGATCTTGTAAAAATTAAGAACACTCTTGCTTCAGGTATTAATGGCTCGGATTCAAAACGTAAAGAAGTGGGATGTATTTTAATGTGTCAGGAAGTTTTTGAGACAGCGGTATTTCTTCCAGGTGCTGGTGATGATTTTGGTAAAGACAGGGTTTTGAATGGTATTACTTCAGACACTCTTCATGGAACCAAAGTTATTAAAACCATTAAAAGTGATATTCTTCCTGTCGGCCATATTTGGGCGTTTACAACTCCAGATTTTCTTGGTCATAATTTCTCATTAGGAGATCCTAATTTTGAAATTAAATCAAATTTTGGTCTTATTGAATGGCAGACAAAGGAATCGGTTGGGTTTAATATTGGTAATGCATTGTCCGTTGCGTTGCTTACACTTTTGGGTTCGGTAAATCCAGGAGGGTCAACTGATATTGAGGTTAAGGCTGACGGAATTCTTCCTGCAAATATTACAAACTATTATAAAGGTTTAAAACTGTAAAAAGTTGTAATTTATTTTTTTTTGTTATCATGAAAGCCCAGCCCCAATTTGGAAGGGCTGGGTTTTTTTGTTAAATAGGATAAAAATGACATTAAGTGAATATAGAGTAGCTTTAAAAAACTTTATTAAAGATCACGATATATTAAATAGATTAATAGAGTTTAAAGAAGAAAATTCAAGTAATGAATTGGATATGTATATCCATATGGCATTGGGTTTTTTAAATTTTACACCTCCAATGATTCAATCATATACTATATCTACATTTCCATTGCCATCTTTACTTATACACCAAGCATCAATTGAATGTTTAATTTCTAATGGTATAGTAATGGCTCGTAACGATCTTGCTTATAACAACGGTGGAATAAATGTAAAAATTTCTGATGGAACTCGATATCTACAGCAATTACAAACTTTATATGCTGTTGCTGATAAAGAAATAGATGTTTTAACTAAAATAAAAATAGCAATAAATATAAATGCAGGATGGGGAGGTGTTGCCTCTCCATATGCATCTTTGCATGGTTTAGAAGGAACTGTTATTGACGATTAATATAAGGGGAGATGTATGGAAAAAGTAAAAATTGTTATTGAAGATCTTCAAAAAATTGCTGAAATGGGTAATGTTTTAAATGCATTATTAAAATTAGCTGCTAAGGATGAAGAATCTAATTTTAATGAAAAATCAAATAAAGATAAGAAAAATGAAGATAGCACTACAGATAATGAAGAAGGTGAAAGTGCTGAGGGCGAATCTACTGAAGAAGAACCTGTTGAAGATGTAGCCCAGGAAGAACAAGAAGTTGAACAACCTATAGTTGACGCTCAAGTACCTCAAGAAACTAACACTCCTGCTCCTCAAGAAATAGGTGCTATGTCAGCAAGGGCATTTCTTGGTCCTGAAGTTTTTAATATGGCTATGCAAGGCAATCCGAATGCACAAGATTTAATAGGTCGTGTAGCTGCTCATATTGCACAGGTTGGAACAGATTCAGCATCAAATCAAATGGATCAAATGATTCAACAGCAATCTATGTCACAAAATGAAGGATATGCAGCCACTCCTGATGGTTATGTTCCACAAGAAGGTGAAGCAATAGACCCTAACGCTGTTCCGGTGGATCAAAATGGCGTTCCTATAGATCAAAATGCTATTCCTGCAAATTCAAATGTAACACAGGGGGGTATAACTCCTGAAGAAGATGTTGCTAATGATATAGTTCCTCCTGTAGCATCTTCTCAAGCTTCTGCAGGCGCTCCAATTCAATCAAATCAAGTTAATGGTAGTCAGGTAGCACTTCAAGATCAAAATGCTGTAAAAGGCCCTGTAAACGTTAATGGGGTAAATATGTATGATGAGGAAACCGTAGCTAAATTAATTGAATTAGCAAAAAAAGGGCAAATTTAATTAGGTTTAAAATTAAATAATGGAACAGAAAATAACAAAAAATTTTTCTTTTTATGAATTTGCACCTAATCAGTTTGGTAAGGGCTGGATACCTGATAGCAAATATTTGCAGTTATTAATTGTTAATCTTGCAAATAATATGCAAATAGTAAGAGATGCTATGCCTGTAAATTTATCTATTAGTATTTCATCTGGAGTAAGAAATAAAGAAGATTACGATAGACTTGTTTCAAATGGATACAATCCATCGGAAACAAGTGATCATAATTATGGTAATGCTGTATTGTTAAAATACGGATCTGATAAATATTTAAAATATGGACCAACTTATAATTTTTCAGTTGGAGCGGTTGATTGTGTACCTAATGGAATTACTGCTAAAGAGTTATTCAATTTAACTATGGATTTAGTCATAAATAATAAATGTAAATTTGGTCAAGTTATTTATGAAAGAGATCCTGTTAGAAGAGTTGAATGGATTCATTTAGGTGGATATGCAAAATATTATTTTAATGAATCAATAGTAAATTTAATTGATAAAAAATTATTCTTATCGAGTATAGATAGTGGAAAAACTTATCAAGAAATTAATAAACTATTATGATTTTTTCATCAGTAGAAGTCATAAAAACTATAGAAAATGAATTCTTTATAGAATGGGATTTAATTTCAGACGATCCGCCAATTACTGATGATTATATAGATAATTATTTTTTTAATATTTATTGGTCTAAACATCCTGAAAATGAATTTGAAACTATTAATGATGTTGACGGGTATCCTATCGAAATTGATGGGTATACCGGCCCTTTATCTTATACTCATAGAATTAAACAATACGAATTTAATGTTGATCATTATTATAAAATTTTTGCTGTAAATAAAAATGATCCTAATTATAGTTTTTTTTCTAAAGTTGTTTTTATAGGAATACATTATAATGGTATTCATGATACCATGCGTTATGCTGAGTATATTCTTTATAATATGTATCATGGAGAACCATGTAAACTTTACAAAAGAAAAAATACAGGAACAAGATGCACTAAATGTTGGTCAGAAGAAAGGCAACAACTAACACTTTCATTTTGTGATGTATGTAACAGTACTGGATTTATTTCAGGTTTTTTTTCACCTATTGTAGTTCAAATATCTTTCGGGGCTTCCCATAAAATATCAGTTTCTCAACAAAATTGGGAAAATGTTTTTCTTCTAAATGAAGCTAGAATGAGTAATTATCCCATTGTTCGTCCAAAAGATTTAATAGTTAATAATGATAATAATAAAAGATTTGTAATAAGTAAAGTTGATATTACTAAACTTCCAAAATTAAGCGAAAGTTCTGCAATATTATCTAAACAAAATTATATTATAAGTCAGATATTAACTATTGATGAAATAGTTAGTAGTGATAATGAATATGATATTATTGTATAGGAGTTAATTATGGTTGATAACGAAAGAGAACTTGGAAAAATACAACAACAATTAGACACTGCTGTAGAAAATATTACTTTATTACGAAATAATATTACTTTATTATTTAATAAATTAGATTCTGATTCTAAAGATACAATAAAAGAAATAGCTAAGGTTTATGAATCAGTAAATATTCATTTGCATTCATTATCTAATAAAATAGAAAATAATTCTAAGGAAACAGTTAAAGAAATTTCTAAAATTTATTCATCCCTAAATTCGCATTTGAACGTAACAAAAGAAAAAAGAGAAAATTGTGAGAAATTATTTACCTTGTTTGAAAATAGATTAAATGAACATGAAATTAAAATAGATGATATTGATACTAACCAGCAAAGGATTGATACTAATATTGATATTTCTTTTAAAGCGGTAAAAGTTTTTGTTAGTATAATAAGTTTTATTGCTTTATTAATAAGTATAGCATCAATGGCTATAACTTTTTTCAAGTTAATTCATAATTAAATTTAATAACAATTTGTTTATTTTATCTTTATAGCTTATATTTATGTTGAAGGATCAGGATGTCATCAGTATTAAAAAAATTTCCATTGGCTCTTATAAGTGATGCATTTATAAGTTATATACAATGGATGTTTGGAAATGAAGAGAAGGTTCCTGAATACTATAGATGGATTGCAGATGATAGGTTAAGTAAAATTCGTATATCATCACCATTTGTTATAGATAATCAAAAACCAATGAGTGCCCCATTTATAGTAGTTGAAAGAAGTGGTTTTACATTTCAACATAATATTATAAATGATGTTAAGTCTGGATCAGAAAATACATTTGAACAAATAGAACAGGTGGTAATATTAGATGGATTTATTAATATTATATGTGGTTCGCGGGTTGGGTCTGAGGCTTCATCATTAGCTAATTTTTTAGCTATTAATTTACAATCTGATAGACATGGAATTATGGATGCTTTAAAATTTTTACGTAATATGAATTGTGTTGATATTGGACCTGAAACACCTGTAGTTATTAATACTGAAGTAAGAAGATATGAAGTTGTATTGCGTATTTCTGCATCAATACAACTTGGGTGGTTAAACGTATTAAGAGAGCCTGAATTATGGAATTCAGTATCTATATTTGCAGTAAATAAAGAATCTACAACATTTTCTGAAAATGGAGTGGTTGAAAAAGATAAAGATATATTGTATGATAATAGTAAAAGTTTTGGATTTGAAGAAGATGATGATCCAAGACTAAATGAAAAAGAATTATCAAATGGATATTATTATATTAAATTTAATGAAAATCCACAGTTATATCCTATTGATAGTATAAAAGATAAAAATACATTAAAATTATTAACTCATAATGATTATAATGAACCTATACCATGGGTAGCTCCTGATAATGCTGATGATGTTAAATATGAATTATATTGGAATTGTATACATTTAACAGGCGAAATACCAAATAATAACCAAGGAGAATAGAAAATGGCTACAACATATCAAGGACCAAATGTTTCAGTAACTCAACAGTTTGTTACAAGTCCAGGCGCAATTGCTGTGGAAGATATTCCATCTGCAATAGTTGCTACTGCATTTGATGTGTATCTTAATGAATTGATTGGATCATCATATGGAATTAAAGATAATGTTTTAGAATGGGGTGTTGAAAAAGTAGTATATAATAAAGATGTTATTAATAAAAGAGCATACGATTTTTATCCTGTAAAAGTAAAAGGATCTTCACCATTTGGAAATATTGATCTTGATATAGATAGTGATAATATATCAGAAGATGGTATTTCTATTGGATATGATGATAATTATACAGTTCCAAACACAGAACAAGTAGAAGGGGAATGCGAAGGTATAATTCCTTATTATAGAAAAGAAGGGGTTTCAGGTGAAGTTAAAATTCTTGCTTCTGATCTTAAAACGATTTTAATTACTGACGGAGCTGTAGTTACTTCAAAAATTAAAACAGGTCAAAATGTTTTTATTAATATTAGTGATGCTTGGACATTTGTAGGAACGGTTGCTAATATTAGTACCGACGAAACAAAAATAAATCTTCAAAAAGCTTATTCTGCTGCTATACTTAATGGTGAAGGAATTGTTGTTGGAGCTCATAATGTTTCGACTATTGATATTCCTAATACATTGTATGATGTAAATGCGAAATTTGTAACTAATAAAGTTAAAATTGGAGATGTATTATATTTATCATCATTAGCAATTTCAGATTCAATAGATACTCCAATTCAAGTAAGCGTAACTTCAGTATTAAATGAAAATACATTAAAATTTAATACTATTCCGCTTGATACAGGCAGGGTTGATTATTCATTTACTCAATACAAGGCATTTGAACAAACTCCATTTTCTACTCTTTATTTAAGTTATTATACCATTAAAAGATATCTTGGATTTTCTCAAAACTATGGATTAAAACTCGTTGGCGACGCTTCAATTGTAGAGAAAATAAATGATTATTCATTTAGTATTACAGACACTGGCGGGTTAGCTCCAGTGCTTTCTGCAGGAGATTTATTTTTAGTAACTACTGCCATTATAGATGATGGTGTTGACGAACGTACTATTGACAATATAAGATTATATCGTATTAATACTATTGTTAAAAGTGGTGAAGTTTATACTATCACTACAAATTCAGTTATATATAAATCGGTAGTGTCTCCTAATGATACTAAGTTTATTACCGGAGATTTTTTAACTGCATGGCATCCTAAAATTGAAAGTGATATTCTTTCTGATTTTCGTGCAGTAAGAACTGAAGAAATTGGAGTTGTAAAACGTATCGCAAGTTTGAAAGATATTACCGATGCGTGGTCAAATGATGGTAGTATTAATTTACATAATGAGTTGGCTTTTATGGCTTCTGCAGCTTTTTCTCAATCAGGACAACAAGTTTTATATGGTGTTCATGTTGATGCTACTGAAAATAATCTATCTGAACAATATGCAGAAGCTCTTGAGGAGCTTAAACTTTATGATGTATATAGCCATACATTTGGAACTACCGATGTGGGTGTTAATGCTCTTGCGGGGCCATATTGTGATGAACAGTCTGAACCTTACGAAGGTCATGAACGTATTGCCACTGTAGTTTATGATGAAAATGATATTTATTTAATGGGATCAGATGATGGCAGTATTGATGAATCTACAGGAGTTATAACTATAAATGGATCCTTTGATCCTGTTTCTGCTGGAATAACAGTTAATGACATTGTTGAAATATATGATGTTGATGGTGAACTTGTTACAACTGTTAATGTTATTGCAACTCCAGATTCAGAAACTCCTTTTGAAATACAAACAGATTATAGTGGAGATTCAATAACTACTCCAAGTTTTAAATTCATGAGTGGACGAAAAGATAATCAAGCAATTAAAATAGCCGCTATAGATTATGGGAATCGTAGAGTTAAAGTGTTGTGGCCAGGATGGTTTTATGGATATTATAATAGTATCCAGTATCTTCTTCCTCCATATTATATCTCTGCAGCAATTGTTGGATTGGATTCAGGAGTAGTAGTTTCTCAATCATTTACAAATATGAATTTTAGCATACCAGGAATAGCTAATATTTCATTAAAAACAAATCATTATTTTAAGAAATCTCAACTTGATGAAATTGGAGGCAGTGGAGTTGATGTTATGATTCAGGATGTATCTCCAAGCCAATCAATTAAGTCAAGACATGATTTAACTTCAAATATGGATGCTGTAGAATATAGAGAGCATTCTATTACTAAACAGGCGGATGTTGCTGCGAAAACATTACGATCAGCTATAAATCCATATGTTGGAAAGTATAATATTACTAACGATTTATTGAAATTTATAGCGTCTGTATGTGGAATAGTATCAACAACACTTACCAGAAAAGGAATTTTGCAATCACTTTATGTAAAATCAATTGCTCGTGATGAAGTTATTGCTGATAAAATTAATATTGTATGCGAAGCAACTGTATTTGTTGCGGGTAATTATTATGACATTACATTGATTATTAAATCACGTTAATATATATATATATAAATTGAAATAATCTAGGAGGAAATTTTATGGGAAACCCTATTAATTTAGATAGCTTAGTTGATCTTAGTGGTGGGTGGGATTGGAAAAATAAACATGTCTCACAGGCTTATATTGACAAGACAGGATTTCAAGCTAACAAACAAGGTATAGCTATAAACGATATAGTTGAATCTGGAACTGTTTTAATATGTGCAGGACCTGCTGATTTTGAGCAAGCTCTTTCAGGATCTGTAGGTATTAGAATAGTTCCAATAGGTCTTGTTGACACTGCTCAAATAAGTATGTCTAAACCACTTAGTAGAATATTTGAAATTGGCTCTCGATTAAGTTATTTAATACCAGGGAAAACTGTTGGAGCCATAAATATGAGTAGAGTGTTTTTTGATGGCGCCAATATATTAAAAGCTTTATATATGGGAGAGGTAAAGGCTGATTATTCTACTGTAGATAAAAAGTTTGCTAAATTTATGTCTAATAAATATTTAGACTCTTCAGGTAATGAAAGTTATCAAGAGTTTGAACCAATAGGTTCTGGTCAAATGTCTATAAATTTAGCTTCTTCATTTTTTGATCAACCAACTGGACTTGCCTTTTACTTTAAAGATCAGCAAAGTGATACGGTAAGTCAAATTTATTTTGAAGGATGCAGAATCAGTACTCATCAACTTGGTATTTCAGCAGCAATGAATGTGTTGTCTGAGGGAGTATCTATTGAATTTATTAGAGTTAGGCCAATTAATACAGCAGCTTCGTATGATTATATAAAAGGTACAAATCTTGCTGATGTTAATATCATATCTCCTTTAATTAATAAAGGATAGTAATTTTAGTGAATTTAATAGCTAAAAAAAAGGTCACTTAAAATGTGGCCTTTTTAGTCTTACCTTAAATTGATTAGATGGCTCTATTCGGAAGAGTCACATCCATCATTTCCCAACGTCTTGGTGGTAACATCAGATCCGCGACGCGGCGCCACACCAACGGAACCAGAAGTCGTTGCTCCTTGGGCTTTTGGCAGTCGCCATCGATTTAATATCCTCCAAGTTGATAAATTTCTCTTATACACCTATTCTGTTATAACTTGGAGGATATTAAATAAAAATTGAAGAATGGAGAAACTCCATTCTATTCAACTCTAAGACTTGTACAAACTTCACTTGATTCGATATAATACTTATAGAATTGAACTCCCAGACCGTGGAGGATTATCCTACTAACTAATAAAATTACTCCTGGTGGGTATTTTTAACTTTCAATTTATATGGTTACATATTTCGCATATTATTTTCTGACTAATATAAATTGAAAGTTAAAAAAAATAATAAATGGCGATACGCCATTAAAATTTCTTTGTACATTAATATTATTACAAAAAAAACATATAAATAACATCAATTGACTTTGTAAGGTTTTGATATTATTTCAGATAATTCTGGACCTTTCCAATATGGTAAAATCCATTGCTTTCTTCTTAAAGTTAATTTTTCTCCATAAGCTTGATTTGTCCAATGGCCCCTGACTATAAATCTTTTATCTATAGTTCTATGCTTAGAACTATTTAAAGATTTATAATCTTTTGGAGTTGTTAAATATATATAAGTATTAGTAATTTTTTTATTTTTACTATTACTTTTAACATTTGTTTTTCGTGTACATATTTTTTGCACACAACCATTGTCAACCCTTTCATTAATATACATTACTGTATTATAAAATATATTAACAACTTTTTGAGTTTCATTTTTTGTTATTCTTATGTCCAAATCTTTTGCTATTGGATGTATTTGCTTTTCATACATTTCTTTAATAACATTATCTTTTTTTAAATTTAACCAAATATAATCCAGACCAGTATCTATATCTAATATTTTTACACCAGGGACTATGGCCGATATTGAAATATCCCATTCAATATTATGAACATAGCCATCAATACTAATTAGTTTAGAATTTTTAGTTGCAGTTTCTTTATCAATATAAAGAATATTATATACATTTGTTTTTCTTCCATCACTAAAAAATACGTCAAACATTGGGTTTTCGCTTTCTATCATAAAGCACCCAAAAGGATATTGAAAATCATTTGGTGTATAATTAAGATTAATATCTGTATTATTAAAAGCTTCAACAAGATCTGATGATAATTTAAAAGTTTTAGATCCTGTCATTTGCCATATTTTTATTTTATTTAGTAATGATAAATACATGAATATTAATTCTGCTGTTTTAAAATTTTTACTATATTGATTATATTGATTTAATGAATTGGCAAAATTTTCTAATATTTCCATTCTCTTAATTATATTCATTTATTTTCCTTTTGTAAATTTTTTTTTTAAATATTTTCTACTATTTCTGTTATATGTATTGGTTCAGTTTCAATATTTATTGAGGTATTTTTAATTAATCCTTTCCAATATACCATTCTATCAGTAACACACGCAGTTAATATATCAATAGTTCCATTCCATTTTTTTACCAATTCTATGTATTTAAATTGTATATCAATTTCGTCTAAATCATCTTCATAAAAAATTGGAGTAATATCAAAAATTTCTATACAATATGCATTAAGACTTTTTACCGCTTCACATAATTTTTTTATTCTATTAACTAGATTTTCATTCATTACAATTAGAGCGCTGTTAGGATAGCCACTGCAATAATGATCAGAAACATAAATTCTTTTAATAAAAGTTTTATCCATTTTATTCCTTTTAAAAAGTACGAGTTTTAGTATTAATTGGGGACGAGGTGAGATTATTTAATACATAAAACGTCGTACTTTTAATTTAATTTATTTATTCAATAATTTTTTACGAATTCTTTTCCCACCACAATCTTCAGTATTTATAGCAGGACACGAATTACAAGCAGTTAAACCATTCATTTGAATTAGCCAACATTCACTTGTTAAACTTCCCTGATTTATTTTTTTTTCATTAGTTATTTTTAGAGTTCCATTATCAACAATTCCATCAGACATTGTAAAACAATTTGAATTTTCTCTTCCCCTAAGAATATCTCTACCAGTTAAATTATTTTTATATTTTGGTAAAGATAATTCTTCTTCTATATTATCAAATGATTCTGATATTTTAAATTTTGATTCTTCTAAACAGTTCCTTCCTTCAATATTAAAATATGGAATAAATAATCCAATGTTATAAAGGTATAATATTTTATCTTTAATTGTTTTATAATTTTTTTTTAATTCATCTGGAAATGTTTCAAAAATGTCTAATGACAATATTGAAACCAATACTTCCAACATGGAAAGTTTTTCTGTTATTTTATTTGTTTTAAGTTCAATTAAAAAATGAATTTTGAAATCAACAGTTTTTTGTTGATTACTTAAAAAAATATTTTTTTGTATTTCTCTAAAATGCATCTTTTATTCCCTTTCTTTTGATTAAAAAAAAATATTTTATATATATATTAATAATTAAGTTAAACCAATCTATAATAGTTATTTCATAATTTTGTTAATAATAACTAAAAAATGGGATATGTACCCATTTTTTGCAAACAAGCTATTGAATAAACTTGTTTGCAATTAATTTTCGGAACCCGAATATTTCCAACATCTCCTCAAGATGTTGGTTTTCCAAAATCTCAGACACCTTGAATGCGTTTATAGAAAAATTTTCATTATGGAAGAGATGAAACAAGCAAAGCGACTCTTCACATTTCACTTGGAATTTTTTTATAAATTCTATAGAAGCTGGTAAACAATTACCAGCGTCAAGAGAATCTTGAATTGAAAAATTTTCTTTGGCATTTTTTATCAAAAGACTTCTTATGAAGTCTTTTGACAAATGCTTTGAACTGAAAACAAAATCTTCTCTTGCTTTTTTCAGCAAGATTTTCTCAAAGTAATCTGGTCCTTTTTCAAAAAAGGACCAGACCGACTCATTACACTCAAAATCGATTAGTCCTGAGTCGTCTTGAAAAAAATACTTTCCATTATGGAAAGCCCCCCTGTCTGCAGTGGCAATCCATGCCACAGAATCATCGTATCTGCAAAAGCAGACACCTGGGAATGCAACTTCCCAGTTTCCAATTATGGTTCCCGGAACCATCATTGGATTAAAATCCCACTTTTTATCGAAAAACCCCACCCTGTTGAGGTGGTAGAAGTTTTCGCCTACTTGACATAGGTGAACCCTTGAACTCAAAATATTAGTTGCGGAGGTGAGCGGAGCGCCGCAAAACTGAGCAACTTCTTTTACAAACCTCCTAAAGTCAACCCTATTAGGGGTTGTATGCTCCATTATTAATAGTTTGTAATCAACAGAAAATTCATCCCCATCAGATGAGAACCCAGTGATGGTTCTATTTTCAAATTCAAGGGTATTCCACAACCTTAATGCGGTAGGTATTTCTCCAGGCGAGCAGGCGATTATCTTTTCGCCGTCGCTTAAAATAACAACCCCATCGAATGGGGTGTGTGAACCGGTATTTACAAAAGCGTAAATACCATTCTCTTCCTTGAACATAAAATAATTTTTTGGACTCCAGTTTATTGGAAAACTAGAATTTATTTTAACAAGATCGTTGTTAAAACCAATCCACCCCTTTCCAGACAGCCCTGTTTTGGAAAAGTAATACATCTTACCCCCATAAATGGAGGTAAGTTCTTCGTGATTGAACTCTGCTGTGAAAATCCTTCCACTCTTTATAGAGTAGAAGACGTCACCTACTCCGCCTTCAAAGGCTATGTCCAATTTTTTCATAATAACTCCTTGTTAAAAAAAATATATACATGTGTAGATACATTTATATCTACATTATAGTTATACCAGATTTTAGGAGTTAATAACTAAAAAATTAGAAATATAAAAAAAATGTTTAGGGGAGGCCATTCTTTACGGCCAGGACAGAATCTGTATTAACAACTGCAGATTTTTTTATGGAGCCTGATCATTCTCGCATAAAGGCGCCTACCCCTAAACTTTCAATCCAATATCACTGAACAATTTCCGAAGCACTTACCATTTTCAATAATGTATTCATTGCATTCTTGACAAATATTTTTAACTATATATTCTTTTGCTTCTAAATCATAATAAGTAATATACTGTTCCACTAAACATCCTTTGCCATTATAATCATAACTTGTTACTTCAAACGGATGTCCAAGTTTTTTGTTATATTTACACGATGTTTTAATTATTATTCCGTCGCCCCATTCACTTGTAAATTCTGCATCAACTATTTCACTATCCTCTTTTTTTTTATTATTATTAGAATAGTATTTACAAATTGAAGCAATAAACTCTGGAATATAATTAATTGGAAATTGTTCTGATATTTCTTTTTTAATTATTAGTTCCAATAGTTCATTTGTTGCTTTTCTTATTGAACATATTTTGTTCAAATAGCATGCATAACAATTAAAATATTTTTTTTCTTCCATACTTTTATCCTTTGATATATGATTTTGATTTTAGTGAATCTATTTTATTACAATTAAGATCATGAATAATGATATCAATTATAAAATTTTTATCCATTTGATTTTTTTCTGCCAAATCAATAAAAGTATTCAGATCATAAAATGCTTTTATTCCTTTATATTCTTGGAAATACATCATAGATAAAATAATGTCTATGGTATTAATTTCTGTACATTTTGTATATTCTAATATTTTTTTTTCTATAGTAAGAATATCATCATATCCGGGTTTCATTTTTTTTCCTTATATTAATTAAATATTATTTGATAAAAGTTGTTGATCGCATTGATCTACGTAGCTGCGTGACATACATGAATCTCGAACACATTTTAAACATGAATTTTTTTCAAATAATTTAGGAAAAAAATGCATACATGTATTACATGGTTTTGACATATTACAAGCTCTATCTGTTACGTAAGGGCACTGATATTTTTTTTTATTTTTATACATTATATATATATCCTTTAAATAAAATTTTATATTATTTAATTGGTTTGTGTTTGGCGAATTTGATTGTAAAATTATTTGTTTCATAGAAAAAAAGTTTTTTATATAAATAAAAAATAAGAATGAATAAAAATTCATTCTTATTGTACGCTAAAGGAGATTCCCTCCAAGTGTAAAGAGCGCTGAATCGTTTACCACGGCCAAGAACCATAGTTATCGCATATTGCAACACAGGGAGCTTGATCATATTCGCGATAAATCGCACGGGCGCTCCTATAGCCATAAAAGAAATCCCCTTTGGCGTACAACGTTTACACAACGGGCAAAGTTTTACGTTGCTTGCACCCGCACAAATATTTGTCTAAATCAAATGACCACACTTTGAAAGTACAATGGTTGGTATCTTCACAAAGCAAAATTTCGTCCCTTGCGTTGTTGTGCGCCGTGTTTTGCGTTTCAATCAGTGCCTTTATGCGCTGCCACGGTTCATTAAATATTGGCACATCTAACAACGATGAATAATTTCGCTCAATAAATCTAATATCATCAATTAGCATAAACTATAACCTCCAAAAAGAAAAATATGGTTGTACAATATCGGCAAACTTTTGGAAATACATCATAGATAAAATAATGTCTATGGTATTAATTTCTGTACATTTTGTATATTCTAATATTTTTTTTTCTATAGTAAGAATATCATCATATCCGGGTTTCATTTTTTTTCCTTATATT